ACCACCTTCAACCAACTCAGGAGCAGGCACTTTGCAGATCACTTGACCATACACAGCAGCATCATTCATCCCAGGTTTGCCTACAGCAAGACTGTGCTTTGGCGTCGCCGTGAAGAAGTATGCGCGACGTGCATTAGTAGCAAAGTATTCAGTTGCAGGAAAAAAGTGACGCTGAACAGAATTATGTGCCTCATCAAAGTAGATGGTATCCACATCAATCTCTGCCACTTGCAGACGCGACAGAGAGTTGTAGGTAGTGAAGATTAGTTGATGCTTACCTGCTGCAGCACACATACCAGCATGAACAAGAATGTCACGAGGTTTGGTAGTGCTAACGTGATGAGTTTCGCCACTGTGAACGTGCAGAACTTCAGCGTTGGTAATAAACTCCAGAAACTCAGAAGAGAGTTGCTCAGCAAGCAAGATGCGAGGAGCAACAACAACAATGGTCTGTGGAGTTTCAGACTGCAACTCACGCAGAGCATCATAGATCATCTTGAGAGTCTTGCCGCCACCAGTAGGCACAATCACCTGACCTTTGTTGTGGCGTTGCATAGCAGCAACGCCACGCTCTTGATGGGGGCGAAGTTGGATTTGCATTGGAATCATCATCTAGTATTAGAACACTTTCAAGGTGAGTAACTTTAATTCGCTGCTTCTTTGTATCGGTTAAGGTCTTCAATCACACTCTGCATTGTAGCACGACTGTAACCATTTGCATAACTTGGAGATTGTTCAGTAGAATCCGAAGAGTAATCTACATTATAGCACACATCAACACCTTGTTGAAGCACCTTGAGAATACGATCAAAGGCATAATCAGGGATTTGGATGTAATTCATTGTTCTCAGTGGTTTGATATGTAAAAACAAAAATAGCACACTCAGAGACGCTTCTAGGTGTGCCTGGTGGAGGTTAATCAACCTCCGAACATTTCATCGAAAAGCCAATCACCAGAACGCTCTTTTTCTTCCCATACTTTGTTAGCGTTCTCTGCAATCATTGCTTGCTCGATTTTAATGTCGATGGGAGAAACTGTACTGTGCCAGGTTCCGTTGCGATCTTGCCAGAGCATTGTTTTGAGTGTTGTCCTTATACTACTGGGACACTTTACAGGGCCCAGTAATTATCAAGGAATTATCAAGGAGTGTATTTCGATGCTGAAAGGTTTCTACCTTTCTGAATGTCACTGAAAAGACGCTTACCAGCTCTTACCATTTTCTTCTTCTCATCTCTGGTGTATTCATGCTTGGTTGTTCTCTCAATCTTCTCACCTTTTGGTGCTTCAGGTTTCTTCTTTGAGAGAAGTTCATCTCCTGCTTTTTCTAATTCCCTCTCTGTTGCAGCTGGTGCGATTGTTTGACTCCTTTCTCTTGCTTTACGCTCAAGATATGTTTTGCGTTGTGCTTCTTTTGCGGAGAGTGCAGCAGAACCACGCTCTTGTGTTGGTTGTTGCTCCCTTTCAGAACGTGGTCTATCTATACCAATGTCTTTGCGTGGTTTGTATTCCTTTGCAGGAACAGTTGTGCCACCTGGCCCTCTCTTAACTCTGCGTCTCTCTGCTTCTGATTTCTTACGTTCTTTTCCTATTCTTCCACCTTCACCTTGGCGAGTGATGGAAGCACCACCACCCCAGCCAAGTTGTCTAGCAGCATCAGAATCATATTTTTCGCAGAGAGACATGAATTGTGAAAAGGTACGCATTGGACTATCTAAATACTTTTTATTATTTAGAACTCCTCTTCTTTTATTTTATATGAACCCTTGAAGACACGCCCTTCAGCGTAAAATTGCTTCACTCTCTCTCGCCTTGTTTGGAGTAAAAGTTCATATTCTTCAGTTTGTTGCTTGGTGAATACAAAATCTTGACGATGCCATGCTTCTTTCAGTTCTTTGATATGAGGAAGCACGTTGGGGATTTGTTCAATCATGTGGCCAGAATAAAGGTTAAAAGGTCAGTGTGGAGAGTTTAGTGGACAGTCTGTAAACTGTCAGTAATCAATGTTTCCGTTAAGATATTCGTTAATATCAAACTTTGAATTTAGAGTTGGATAGAGTCGATCTTCCTCATCAAAAAGAAATTCATTCATGTCCCCAACAAAATCAAAGTTTTCCAACTCTTCAATTTGAATGTCGTCGAAGAAATCCATAGTGAATGGGTGATTACATTATTAGGACACTTTAGAGGGCCCACTATTCAAACTCAATAGTTCTATTTGAATAATTGAATAGTGGAACATGATATTCTGGCATACCAGAAGTTTCTAGAATTATTTTTACTTTAGTTTCATCATTCCAGTGACGAATTGCATTTGCTATGATGAAACAGTTGGTAATAAGAATAGACATAAACATTACAAGTCGAATGATTGCAACAATATCTGCTTCTTTATTATCTTTGCTTGCCTTTTCACCCAATGCTTTGGCAAGTAATCTCCAGGCACTTTTCCTTTTCATAATCAATCACAGAACTCCATATTAAATGCTATTGATATTCTATCTTCATCAGAGTTGTTCATTTCAACTGAATGTCTCATATCTGAGGGAAATATAACCATCTTACCTTCTTCTGGAAGAAAAGCAAAAATATGATCGGATTTTGTTTGTGTAATAATCTCCCTATCAAGAACATCTAAGATTTTATCTTGAGTAAAAGATTTTGGAGAAGGGAATATTAATGCACCACAATCTTTGGGAGTTTTTATCCACAAAACGGCAGATACATCTGACTGCGGATGATCGTGCTCTGTATTATAGTCTCCCTTTCTGTTAATGTTAATCCACATATTGAGGAGTTTCATCTTTGTTTTGTAGCAAGCAGTCATATTTTGGAAGTTGCCCAAAATATACTTCAAAAAGGGTTGAAAAGATTCCTCATTATGAAAATATGAGGGAGATTGCCATCCCCCTCTATTTGATATATGCACACTATCTGGATTTTTTCCTCTATACAAATAAATCCAATCAATCAATTCTGGTTGAACTGCAGAGAAATCTTGGCAAACATCATCTATTACTATAGATGGGAATAATGCGTGAATCATTTACTCAAACTTCAGAATATACAGACTCTCTTGACTTTACAAACTCCAACTCTTTCCACTGTTCATGATAACAAATCACAAGCAATCTTTCATTAGTGTGAATGGGACAACATACAACGTTGACTTCATCTTTGGGACGAATACTGTGCTCAATGGTAATGTATTCATCACACTTGAAATACACCCATCCATCAACATCTTTGCCATTATTCCATTTAACATAGTGATTGACTTGTGGAGTGTAGTTATTGTCCATAATCTTTAATATAACAGCCAAATAGCAACGATTCCCCTTTTAAACTCTTCAAACTCATAAGAATATCCAGTTAGTGCTTTATGCGGAAACTCAGCAATCATAGAACTTGTATTTTGACATGTATTTGATTTGCTTTTGGAGTCGCATGATTTCATGTTGTTGTTCAATGATTTTGTTTTGCAAATAACTGATTCGATCTTGATACTGTTGTTTAAGATCTTCAACCATTTCGTTACCGTGTTCCACGTTCTGAGTCATGTCGTAAAACTCTCAATTACACCAGATTCTACATCCTCAGCAAGAGCAAATGTTTGCGAGTTCAAGATGTTTTCTTTGAGATTACTATAGTATTTTTCATAGAAACCACCGCTATCTTCAGCAGTAATCAAATCAAAACATTCATCATCATCTTCGGCAATCACATTCCAAACTCCACCGTATTCGCTGGAGGGAAATGGAACATAATGCTGAACGATGTAAAGAAACTTCTGTGCCATTTGTGTTGTTAAATTACTCCTTAATTGTAGTAGTTTTCGTCGCCTTCGTCAAGATGCGAATCAGCAGCAACTAAAAATGCAAAACCGATTGTGAGTAAGGAACCCAGTCCCATTCCAAGTAGAAAAGTCATCAATAAAACTCCGCGAGATAGTAATCAACAGTCACTTCATACTTTGCTGCTTCAGCTTCAACTTCTTTCCAAAACTTTTCTGCTTCTTTATGCATCTCTGCCTTTTTGATCAGTTCTCGAATTTTTTTGGAAGTCATTTTTG